ATATAACCAAAAATTTAATCAAGGAGATTGTGGATCAATTATGATTTTAACTCGTGGTTTTTTTGGAGGTGCAGTTGCTGGCATGCATGTTGCTGGAGATAGTTTCAGTGGTAACTCAGAAGTAATAACTTCTGAGTTTATAAATCAGTGTAAGAATCAATTTTCTAAGACCACGCAAGGTTTTTGTTCGAACGCAGAGTTTGATGATGACGAATATTTTGATGCAGAATCAGAATTGGAAGGAAATTTTTATTTTTTAGGATCAGCTAAGAATGCACCATTTCAGACAACCAAGTCTGAGATTGTAAAAGGACCTTTCTTTGAAGTTTTGCAAAATCATATTACAGAACCATCGGTTTTGTCACCATCAGACGCACGTTTGGAGATACCATGTTCTCCAATTTTGAAGTCAGTAGCAAAATATGGTACTTCTGTTAAGCCATTCAACAAGCAATTGTTGGATACAGCTTATCACATTGTTCGTGAGATGTACAGTCCTATTAGGATGTACACTTTGCGTGCTTTGTCTCATGAGGATGCCATAAATTCTAGAAGGACACCAAATTTGGAGAAAATTGATCTGCGAACATCAGCAGGTTATCCGTGGGTGCAGAAAGGTAAGAAGAAGACAGATTTAATAAGTGTGGATGGAGATGGTAATATGACTATATTGCCTGAATTACAATGTGTTGAATACGTGTGAAAATTTATTGAATAAGAAGACCATGTTTGCTTATACGTTGACAACAACGCTTAAAGATGAGAGAGTTTCTTTGGAAAAAGTTAGAATTGGCAAGACACGAACGTTTATGAATTTTCCGGTGGAATACACTGTGTTAATGAGACGTTATTTTGATGATTTTATTGATAAAGAAACGAAGCATGCTATGGAAATAGGTACAACAGTGGGTGTAAATATATATAGTTCTCAATGGGATAGATTGTATCAGGATTTGGTTAAGTTTAATTATTCATTGGACGGTGATTTTAAGGCGTTCGATGGTACCATTAGACCAGAGTTTTTCGGTTTGTATGCAAAACTAGTTAATGATTTTTATGATGACGAGTTTACCAACCATAGGAGTTTGTTGGTATCAGGATGTTGCTTCGCACCAATTTTTGTTTTAAATAAAGTTTATGTTAAGTTACAAGGAAACCCATCGGGCTCTAGAATAACT